CTCTTTAATTGTTAGCCAATTCATAGTTCAAATGTTAGAATAATAGTTAAATGCTAATTGAATTACAACTTGAATTTATGAACTGCAAATTGTTCAATCGAATAAGTTTTGCTTTAGTTAATAAATAGCACAAACCCTTACAGGTATTGAGTTTGGCCTTAAAATGAGGTACAAAACAGGGGGGTACAAAAAGTAGTTTTGTGAGTTATATATATAGAACGTAATACAAAATAGAATGAAAAAAGAGAAAAAACAAGCTGTTCAAAGCTTTAAGCTAAGTGAACAGGAACAGAAACTACTTAGGTATGTGGCTCTTAGTGAGCGAATGTCAGTGAGTGAATTCATACGTAAATCAGTAATCATAAATCTACCTACCAATGAAAAAAGATAAAATACTAATCGGCTACAATTACGAACTTGAGGCACAGGAACAACGCCAGAGCGCACTCAAAGAAACGGCAAAGAAAAACCTATTTCAATACGTTACCAATGTATGCAAATTACAACCTACGGAGGAACTTACCACAGGAGATATTTTAAGCAATTTTAAGGCACTTTTTTTGGCTAAGTGGACAGATAGGTTACCCGAGGGCATAGAATACGAGAAAATGCTGTTTCTGGCCTCTGTGGACTACAATAAGCTTGTAATGTTGGTAGATGAATTTAACAGGATAGAAGTAACAGGGCAAAGCGACTTTGGAATATACGCCACCACGCCGGAACAGGTGGCAAAGTTCAAAGCCCTGGCTAAGGTATGTGAGGCAGTCCACAGCTCACAGGAAATTGCTCACGTATTTTTAGGCAATATCTTGAGCGCTTACTCTGGTAGGCTTGTAATGAACCACAGAACCAATAAGCTAATGCCGAACCCTTATTTCATTTTAGATATTCTAAAGTAGTGGAAAGTAGAAAGCGAGGGGGTAGGCTCAAAGGCACTCCCAATAAGGTAACGGCAAAAATTAAGGAACGGCTCACAGAGGTGCTGAGTGCTGAAATTGAAAGCTTACAGCTCACAGGCTTACAGGCAAAGGATAAAATTGAGCTTGTAAAGGCCTTACTACCTTACGTGCTACCAAAATTACAGAGCACTTACATAGAAACGGACAAAGAGCCTACTGAAATTAAACCAATACAGATACAATGGATAAAATAACAAATTCTAATGAACACGACAAAAATCAGATAAAAACATCTGAACAGCTTATATCCAAAGACACCATAGATAAAATAACAAATTCCAATAATCATGATAACGCCTTTACATTTAATTGTTTGAGAGTCAGTTGTAGCATGTCAATCTGCCTGCGACAGTCTTCCAACGCATGGTGTGTTGTTGGTGGTTTAGGCAGTTCTGGCCATAAACTAAAAACGGTGCGACTATCACGCACATTATAGAACTGCCACGGAATAGGCTTGCCATAACTTTTATACGCATGTTCAAGTATGTTCATATCATATGTTGGACCTTGCGCCCACACTCGCTTGGCATGCCATACCAATTTGCCTAGACTATCCAGGGCCTGATCTAGGTCAATTCGTCCACCTTCCATAAACGCTTCGTCACGAGCAGCCGCGGGTTGAGTAGCCCACCAGTCAATGGTGCCTTGTTGTATGCTACGGTTTTCTTGGCTTTCCAAAGTGACACGAGCATAGTATTGTTGTTTATAATAGCCAGAGCCAAACGGATCAAATGCCTGGGCGGCAATAGTTAGAATAGTAGTGTCAGGGCCTGTTCCTAGGCCTTCCAAGTCGATCATTAGGTCCATACTATGATTATAGCAGGATTTTAAAACAAAGTCTAGTGTGTATTAACCAATTACCCAGGTAAGTGGTTGTGAACCATCTACATATCGGCGTAGATCTTCTAGCAGAGCATCCATTTGGGTTTGCGCTTCGGCTTTCATTGCGGTGCCGTTAAGTGTGCCACCGCCCTGTGGGCCGGCAATTGTGCCAAATTTCTCACGTGCTTCACCAATGATCATTTTGCAGGCTGCAACCATATAATCTCGAATCCATTGTTGGATTTGGAAATCACTGAGTAAATTGAATTCGGGTTTTAAATTATAAGTCCACATCAACACCGCTTCACCTGTACCCTTTGGATCACGGATCAACTGTAATTTTTTAGTTACTGGATTGTAAGTGTAGTTCATGTAGGCACCAAACATGCGTCCGGCCAATTCTACATACTGACTATAGAAATCGTAAGTTGCAAGTCCACCGGCCACGTTGAAGTTCATTAGATACACGTTCATACTTGCTTGACTTAATGGATCAAAGTTGCTGGCAAACGGGCCAGTTGAATCACCAAAGGTTCTACGGAAAATTTGTCTAACAGTAATAACTTCTTGTGGCATATCATAGATATTGACATTGGTTACCAATTCTAAAAAGCTGTAGCTTTCTTCGTAGGCGTTTTGTGCCCGTTGACGATATACACCTATAGTTCGTTGATACGCCGCTTCGTAATGTTCAGCATCCAATTCAAGATCAATGATCTGTGCGCCCAATTGTAATTGAACATAATCAAAAAGATTCTGTTTTAAAGTGTCTAGACTAGCTTGATTTTCTAAGGCCATGTAGGGAAGCTCCGTTCCCTGTATTTAGTAGTTTTACCAAGCCCAAAGGATGATTAAATTATCGTTGCCGCGACCGTTCCATTTGGTTTCTGTAGCATTAATTGCCGCAAATGCTTTACGAGCAGCGGGTTTTCCAACACTTGTAACGGTTTTAAGTTGTTCTGCAGGTTTACGCAAAGTTTTTTGCACAGTTTGTTGGGCATCAAATCCTACCACAGACGATCCTTTTACTGAAAATGTTCCTATGTGACTGTCCGCTACAACGTGGACAAGTTTACGTTTGGCCGTGTCATATAGCCAAGCTTCACTGGCGCCAATTAGCTTAATAACCGGTTCTGATTTGAGTTTAAGATCTGCAAACTCTCGGAGGAACTTGAAACTACGAGTCAATTTCTCAGGACTTACGGCTTTCTTGGCACGTGGTTTGCGTTCAACTTTTTTCAGTTGAACATAACTGTTGCAATCATTGATTACCGTTTCGCAAAACTTTACACAATTAC